GCTAGATGCCGTTTGAGTAATTCAGCCGGGATGAGTGCTTGTCCAGGCTTTGTTTTCGAAGGTGAATAGATCCGCTTGGGATCTTGTTTTAGTTTTCGCATGAACAGTTAAGTTTAAAGTGCAGGAGTACCGAAGTAAGGTAAAGGCCTACGAGCCTTAATACGATTGTTGACGATGCAATACATGCTTGCAGTGGATTCGTCAACTACATTGAAGATGCGAGTAGAGGGGTCACACTCTACGAACTCTTTCGAGAGAGAAGGGCCGTTTTCTCCAAAGATCCGGCCCCAGTGCCAGAAGTTGAGATTGGTTTTGAATTCCCCGTGAACGCTCGACGGGATGTACTTGTATTCCGCGTAGCGTGATTGATAGCCGAATTCGGATGAGTCTTCCGTGAGGTCACCTTGCATATAAAGTTCCTCTTTGAGGACGACTTGTTCGCCCAGGTGGGCGAACGATGGCCATGCCCAGTTTAGCTTGTCGAACCGCTGACGGAACATACGTGGCATACCTTGTTGATAGGCGGTTCGGGGACGTAGGAACATGATGGAAATGATAAAGCCGTGTTCCTCGAAGAAGGAGCGGAAGTTATTGATACCTCCGGAGGCCACACCGTGGCCAGCCATGTTTGCGAGCGGCGTTTCGCCGTCTTCGCTGGTCTGCAAGACCTCCGAGATAGATACAGGGATTTTACCGCCTCCAAGGAATTCGGGGCGTTGGAGACGAGCGTCTGATGATGTGACGCCGAAATGGGCACGGATTTGCTCGATGTAGCGGGCACCGCCGCGTGCCATTTTTTCGAGCCATTCTTGTAACCGTGCGGCTAGACGCAGTTGATTGATAGTGAAACCGCCAGATTCGAGTTCTACCGACTCGATGTTGTCTACCTGGGCGTTTCCGAGATTGCTCGTACCGTCCGAGATAAACATCTCACCGGATGCATCCGGTGAAGTGGCAGTGGTCCACAACGGACGGGCTACTGCCTCCGTTCCGGAGGAAGTTTGGTTGATGATTGTTTGAGAGCGAAGGTTCACGGTGGCTGATCCTGTCAGCGGAGTTTCTACAGGCGATCCGCGTTGAGCAAAGGGAAGTGCAGATGTGAAATAGTCTTTTTCCCAACATACAGAGGGTACTGTGAAAAAGTTGAAGAATAGGTCCGGATTACCCGCATTGGTGATAAGCGCGGCGAATACCGCCGCCGTGATATCTCCAGAAGAGTCAAATATACCGGGATAGAGTTCCTCATAATCAGGATGAAGGTTTTGGTCACGAAAGTATTGATTCCAGATACGCCAGAAGGCGATAAAAGGCATAGCGTTCAGTTTCCATACCTGGGCAGATTCGAGGGTGTCACCCATAGCGCAACCTAAGAAATCGGGAAGAGAATCCACAAAAGGGTTATTACTGGGTATATCCTGCGCCGGAAGTTTAGCTGTATTGTAGCTAATGGCCGCAGCTGAGCTAGTCAGTTCCGTATTCATCGTGATGTTGATGTACGGGATTTCGATCGTGTTGCCGAGGGCGTCTTTACCGTCGCCGTTTTTACCGCCAGTGATGAAAGTCTCGAACTTTCCGCGTTCCATTGTAAGGCGGGCGGGTACGAAGAATGAATAGTTGTAGACGTCGACCATGTGCATGATAGGTGCTTGCATGGGCTGAAACCGGATAAGAGCACTCATTCCGTAGTTCCATCTGTCTGATGGTAGTACTTCTTGGCACAATGTTGGGAAAGCTCTACCGGGGAGAAAGCCAAATTTGCGTGTATGGCTTAGGTTGAAGTCCGACGACTGAGGTCGCCGGGCTGCGATGTTTGAGAAAATGCTCATTTGTTTTTGCGATTTAGTTTTTTCCACAGTCTATCGTGTTCTACGGGACACACGACCTGTGGATTGTCGCGTGAGTGTAGCATGCGCTGCATGTGTATGTACCTGCGTTGGCCGCGGTCGAATATTTTGTCCATATAGAAACGCGGCATAGCATTGGGAGTGTCGAAGTCGTATACAACGCAGTCGCTACGCGCACGGTGGAACTCCCCCATTTTTTGAACGTAGTTAGAGCCAATACCAGGGTTTCGACTCATGAGTCGAAACGGAGCTTGGCGATGCGATACATCTTGAGGAAGGGCCATGTACGCGACCATGTAACGTATACGCCCGGGGTTAGCCCGGGAGCCTTTAATGAAGCCGACATCCTGACCATCTGCATCTTTCCAAGATGCGGTAACGAGATCGAGGTCAACGAGATTGAAAATAACTGCATGATAGTGAGGACGCGAATAGTTCTCGCCATATTCACCGACCGCGAAATACCGGATTCCGGGGTTACGCTTTCGTAGCCGTTTAATGAAGAGTTGGAGGTCACGCTTTGATAACTCACCATCTTTCGGAAGATGTTCATCATTGTAAGTAAGGGTTAAGAAGAATGCAGAACTGCTGACGTCGAGTTCATGACGTAGACGCAGACACCAGGCGTCTATCTGTTTTTTGATGCAGAAGGCACATTTACCGCAGGGCACATGCATCATTTGTTTTCGAACCCACACGGGGGAGATGCATTTCATTCAACCAGGTCGATAACGACGATAGGTAGAACCGCCTCCTGACTTACGTCGAGCGTTCATCCGACGACGACGTGATTTGATAGAAAAAAACTTTTTCTTTCCACCAGCGTAACGATAGCGTTTCATTTAAGCCAGTTTAAAATGTCCTTAGCGCCAGAAGCTAGCATTTCGCCTAGATCAATTCCCATTCGATTAGCTCCCTGAATGAGAAGGCGAAGTTTGGGATCGTCACTGGCATAAATACCGATTTTGGCGAGTTGATTACGGTAAGTCTTGAATGTGTTGTCAAGCTTAATACCAGTAATTGCGGATTGTCGAAGCTCGTAGTTCTGATCAAGAAGCTCACCTTTACTTTGCTCGTTGTACAGTAGCTGTTTTGCCTTATACGCAGTGAATCGCGCAAGGCGTTCTTCACTAAGTGCGAGAGAAGCAGAATTTTTAGTTCGGGCCTGTTCTTGAATTTGCTTGAGACCGGCAAGGGCCGTTTGCATATCTGTAAGGCCAGCGCGTGAGCGCATAACTTCGATCGATTGACGTGTAGCATCGTATTGAGCGTCAGCTTGACGAGCGGACAGATAGTTAGACATAGGATTCTGCATTTCAGGAGAGACCTCCTTTTTGTACGGAACCTCAGGTGAATCGATAGGACCGGCTTGGCCCATGCCGCCGGCCCCAGAACCATAGATCAAGTTAGGATTGAGTCCAGCAGCCCGGAGACGGTTCATTTGCTCCTGAGGCGTATTATAAGCATTTTGGTAGTCCCACAGCTCTTTGTTCTGTTGGAGCTGTTTATCCATTGCTTTTTGCTGGTTTTTCCATTGCTTTTTGTTGGCCGCTACAGCGCCAACATAGTTGCCCATTGCGGAGACAGCTGCTCCGGCTACGTTTGACCATCCTGAGTCATTGGCCATAATTGATAGGTTTAAGTGGGTCGAAAAGGTCTAACTGTTTCGATTTAGACAGATATTCTTCTGTCTGTCTTGGACTGAGCCCCAAAGGGGTGGTGTCAGTCCGCACAATATTGTCTAGTAATATATGTGCTTTGCGGCTTCGCCGCCGCTTACGCGTTTTGGGGTACTCGCTTTCGAGTTCCCCTGGTTCCACTTCGTGGGGAAACGGGCGCTTAGCCCGTTTTTTAAAGGCGGACGCCACCCCTTGACATTTTGTAGGTGGTGGACTTCATTCTGCGTCCACGGCTCCTAGAGCCGCGCCGCTTAGAGTAAAATTTCATTTTTCTCATGATTTTGTATTTTTTCTGTTAGTATAGAAAAAAATTTGGGGTGATGCAAGCATCACCCCTGAAAATTTCCGAGACGGGGGATAGGTTCCTCCGGTCATACCCAGCGTATCGCCCGGCCTCCTTGCGCTTCGCTTCAGTCGTTGGGCTGCATGCCTGGACGTCCTCGGAACATTAGCCCCTGAAATTTTCGTTTGAGTTGTTTGGCTCTCTGCAAGTATTCGCGAGCCTTGTATTTACCGTTGGTAAAAGGGAAGGCCAACCATTGCATTGGTTGGCCTTTTTGTTTTTAGTGCGCTCCCTTAGTGGGGGTCGCGCTTGCTTACGCGTGTTTACCCGTCGCCCCCGCTGCTCCGTCCCCCTTGGCCGAGACGGCCGCCGTTCCTGGGGGCTCCTCCAATGCAGGCTGTTTGGAAGAGATAGATTGCTGATGTTCAGCGATGATCTTCTTTTTGTAGTTCTCCTCGCTTTCCTCGTCGAGTCGTTTTTGACGTTTAGCTATTTCAGCTTTCATAGCCATAGTAAGATCGTGTAACTCGTGAAGTTCCAAGTGTGAGAGATCCTCAGAGATTTGTTGCCCGTTTTCATCGTGAGTGAATTGAGGATGTTTTTGTATATCGGGCAACGTACCGGCTAGATGCCGTTTGAGTAATTCAGCCGGGATGAGTGCTTGTCCAGGCTTTGTTTTCGAAGGTGAATAGATCCGCTTGGGATCTTGTTTTAGTTTTCGCATGAACAGTTAAGTTTAAAGTG